CAACTGCAGGCGACGCTGCAACATTACCATCAAGTTTTGATACAGGAATGATAATTTATGTTAAAAACGATGCTGCTGCAAATGCTATGGATATTTTCCCAGCTTCGGGAGATGATTTAGGAGCAGGTGCAAATAATCCTTTAAGTTTAGCTGTTACAAAATCTGCAATCTTTTTAGCAACTGCTTCAAATTCTACATGGACTAATCTTTTAGAAGCAATCTAAAATTATTTAAAGTATTGAACTCTCTAATTCTATGGCTAAAACAAATTTTGAAAAGGCATTCAATCCTCCAAAAGCTAATACTTCATTTAGTGAAGGACATAAATCAAAAGGGATTTTAGATGATCACTCTACAAGAAAATCTACTGAAAGTATGGAAGGATATTATGAATATTTACAAGTTGATAAATTACTTTCTGGTAGTGCATCCAAGCCAAGCTTGGCCTTCGGTGATGAAGACACGGGGTTCTATCAGTCTGTGGATGACACGCTTAAGATTACTATTGGAGGGACTGCGAGATTCCAATGGGTAGGGAATGAGTTTAAGTCTGAAGTCTCTGGAGGACACTCAATAATTAATCAAGCCTCTACAGGAACAACTCCTGTTTATGCTTTTGAGAATGATACAGACACAGGAATAGGGAGACAATCTACTGATCAATTATCAATGATTGCTGGAGGAGTAGAAGGAATTAGAATAACTACTGTTGCTGGAGTTCATGCAACCTCAATAGGAGATCACGAAACAAACTACGTTAATATTGAAGGTGATGGTGATGTAGTTTTTACAGGTGATGGAGGCCTTCAATTAGGAGAGATTAATGTAACTTCAAACAGCACACAAACAACTTTTGATAGTGCAGGAACACCTGTTCAAGTCACCGTATTTGACACTAATGGCCTTTCTAATGGTGATGTGACACCAGATCACACTAATGATCACATAACTTGTGGTAAAGCAGGATATTATTTTATAGCAATATCAATGACTTTAAACTCTATTGCAGGTGCTGGATCTGTTGCTGAAGTGAGCTGTAAAAAAAATAATGGTGATTCAGATGTAATATGTCATATGGATAGAACATTATTAGGAGGAGGAGGAGAATCTGGAGTTGTAAGTCTTTCAGGAATTGCAGACATTGATGTTAATGATACTGTAGAAGTGTGGATTGAAAATGAAACTAATACTCAAAGCTATGTTGTAGAAGATTGTTGTCTTTCTTTATTCCAAATCTGTGGGGGAGCTGGATCGTAACATTTAAATACTCTCTTTCCCTCTTAGAATGATGGACGCAGATAGTTTTTATAATGATTTTGTTGCGACGAGAGATCTCCTCGTATTAGCCATAGATGATGAAGAACTTGTCAAAGAACTTTATTACTTAATCTACTGCGTCCAACTATATTGTATAAAAGGAGGTAAAAAGCACTTATGGTAAAAAAAATTAATCTAAACTACGACGACGAAATCTTTAAGAAACTTCAAAACGATAAAAAGCAATTAGGAGTTAGAAAAAGATTGTCTTTATCTTGGGAAGAGTATTTTATCATGAGATGTAAAATCAAATGAAGAAAACAATAAAGATTGAAAAAATTGAGAATAAGCTTACTAAGGCAAACGATCCGTTCATTAAAGTGAATGGAGAATATACAATCTTTGATGAGGATTTGATCGCCCTTATTAAGAAGAATGAAGGAAAACAGCTTGTTGTTAATGTAGAAACTAAAGGCCAATACAAGAACATTAGAACAATCTTTGAGAATGAGAAGCCTGTAGGAGAGAAAGTTCTGTTCTGCCCTACAGAAGTAGAGATGAAAGTCCCTGTAGAAAGGCCTATGATCCCCGTATCTGCCATAGAATTTGACAAGAAAAAGGCCATTGTAAGAGAAGAAATGACTCTAATTAGGGATAAACCCAATGCAAGAACATTTGGTGTTGGGAAAGACCAAATTAAGATCTATTTTGATACACCTCAAGAACTTGAAGCTGAGATTAAAGCCTTGAATGCGTTAGGATTAATGCCAGCTGATTACGCACAATAGAATGGCAATAAATCAAGACATTAAAAACAGAACAGAATGGTTTAAAGAACTCTGGACTTATGTCCTTGATGTATTGAAAGATCCTGACGTTGCTAAAACAGCTTATAAAAGGCTTTTGTTTGAAGAAGAATGAAAGTTGGTATTAATGAAAGCGATAAAAGCTTGGAGTGGTGTCAAGGCTTTCTTGAAGGCCTCAAACAAGCTAAGAGATTGTTTAACTTCCAAATTGAAAAAGAGATAAATTCTTACATTAAAGCTATTGCTGAGTTTAAGAAACTTAGTAAATAGCTTTTTTTTTTGCAAAAATATGCGAGAGAGAGTCGGTGATCGCCAATAAAGCTAATTGGAAAGTAGGTTCGAATCCTGCCTCTCGCAATATATTTAGGGACTAAAAGGTAAAAAAACAACCCTAAATTAGGGACTGAAAAGTCAAAATAGCCTAATCACTCCTGCACGCTGTTAAAGTTATTTAAGTTTTTCCCCTAAAGGGTCGGTTTATTTCATGTTCCACAGGAAATGGAACATTGTTCGGCAGGAGATCATGTTCCTTGGTGCAGTAGCTCCGCTTAGTCTCTCGCCTTCACAAACACCTAAAAACATAATAAAACTTTAAAGACTTTGCAGCCCGTGATTTCATGTTCCACAGGAAATGGAACATTAGAGTTAAAGCAACTTCAGAAGAGTGTGAAGTTACTTCATAAAAACAATTAAATTGGAGGATAAGAAAATGACTGATAAAAGAAAACCAGACTTTACAGGTAACGATGGAATCGCTGCTTGGGAAGGAACTGATAAGAATGGAAAACCCTTCTTAACAATAAAGGTATTAGGTAGATACTTTAATATCTTTAAGAGAGAAGATGGATCTGAGTAAAAAAGACTTAACTTTAAGAACGTTTGAAGTTATTGTAACTTACCCAGAAGAGATAATGGAAATTGAAGCTTATAGTGTTGAAGACGCTGAAGAAAAGGCGTTTGAGCTATTAGGTGATGTTTCAATTAACTGCAGCAAGGTTTGTAGTTTAGAAATTAATGAGATTGATTAAGGGCTTGCTAAAAGCCCTTTTTTTTGCTACGCTGTTAGTTTTAACAGAGTTTCGGCAGCACTTTGCACATACGACAACATTTAAATAGTTTGTTTGCTTCAGAAAGTTGCCTTTCTGAACAACAGCAGGCTGGTGCTGTGCAAAGGCAACAACTTTCTGAAAATATATAAAAGAGCTTATAATATAGCTAAAAGCCATTTAAACTCGCTCGCTTAGTGAAGCTCGCTCGCATTAAAAGGCTTTTGCCAGCTGCTATTCGCAGCTGGCCGCAATGCTATCCGCCTGCCAGCCAGAGCATAGCTCGGGGCAGGCTAAGCAGGCCTCGCTTCGCTCGGCCTGCGGTAGGTATGATGTGATGTAATAAGGTATAAGGATATATGTTGCTATGCGATTCCTGTGTTTGTTTGTTTTTTTATATCCAGCAGCTGACACAGAAATTTTATATTATTTGGGTTATACGAACTTTAGATATAGATAATAGATAATAGAAAGATATATAAATACATACATACATACATACATATGAAAACTAATAAAACTATATCTCTCTGCTCTGAACTCAACAAGCAAGTGATAGATTCACAAATGAATCTCTCTGAATTTGTAGAAGATGCTTTAAGAGAATACTTCAAAGAGCCACTATCTGAAGAAGCAATAGAAATAGAGTCTGCTGAAATTGAGAAACAAATTGAGGAACTTAATAACAAACGTGTTGAAGCGTTTAAGAAAAAAGAGAAAGAAGATTTAATTGCAAAAATTGATCTTCCTGAAAATTTGAAGTTTTGGATTACAAGAAAAGAACAACGTCCAACTATGATTGAGATTGGAGAATTTTGTAAAGCTTCTGGAATAGTTCCATTTGATTCAATAGCAATTGCTAAAGAATGGGATAAGATCCATGGCAGATAGCTGGAAATCTCAAGTTCGTAAAGAAAGAGAAAAGTTCCACAGGAAACAGAAGGGTAAGAGCAATCCTAAGCTCAAAAAAGCTCAAGATCATGAATTACAAGGGAGGTTAATAAAAAATGACACTTAAAAGAGACCTAATTGAAAGAGAAATTGCAGGATCTACAGCTGCAATAGAAACACACTCTAATGGAATTAAAATTCATAGTATTGTTTTAAGAGCTTTTAGAGAGGAATTAAAAAAATGCCCAATAGAAACTACGAAAAAGGAAGAAGAAAAGAATACAAAGTCTGCAAATCCTTCAGAGAAAAAGGCTGCATAATTTCTCAAAGATCTGCAGGATCACATTCACCAATAGATGTTTTTGCTATTGATAAATCAAAAAAAACAATATATTTCATACAGGTTAAACCAGACGAGTATGATAAATCTAAAGCCAAAAAGATAAAGGAGGAGCTGAAATACCTTAATGGTGTCTGGAATGTTCAGTTTCTCCTAATATGAAATATGACATTAATAGGCCATGGCTAACCTTAGATAAATGGCAGAAAGAATATATTTACACAGATGCAGAAATTAATTGTTTCTTGCTAACCTCTCGTCAAGCTGGAAAAACTACTGCAATGAGTATAAAAGCTGTAGAATTATGCATCAAACATCATAAAAAAGGAGAAGATGTATTAATAGTTTCCGTTACTGAAAAGCAAGGCTATCACCTCTTGGCAAAAGCTCTTTCTTACGCTCATGAAGTATATCCACAACATGTAGTAACAAAAGGAAAAGATAAACCTACCAAACATAGAGTCACTTTTCGTAACGGAACTCACATTCTATGTTATGCTGCTGGTGATACAGGAGAAGGATTAAGAGGATTTACTATTAAAAAACTAATGATTGATGAAGGATCTCGTATGAGTGAAGAGTTCTTTGTTGCGGTTTCTCCAATGCTCTCTGTAATTAAAGGGAGCATGGACATTGCATCAACCCCATGTGGTGCAAGAGGATTCTTTTTTGCAAGATCTCAAGATCCAAAATTTAAAAGATTCTATGCTCCTGCAGAGGAATGTCCAAGACATACAGAGGAATTTCTTGCTGATGAACGTAAAAGAATGACCAAACTTCATTATGCACAGGAATATGAAGCACAATTCTTAGATGCATTAATGCAATTCTTTCCTGATAAACTAATTAAAAATGTTCAAAAAGGTAAAAGGAGGGAATCAATTATAGATAATAGAAAATACTATATTGGAGTAGATGTTGGAGGTATGGGTGGTGATGAATCTACATTTGAAGTTCTTGATGTTACAGATCTTAAAAATATAAAACATGTAGAATCAGAAACTATGGATCTTGTCTTAACTACTGATACAACTCGGAGAATTATCTCACTTGATAACAGGTATCGGTTCAAACGGATTTATGTGGATGATGGAGGGTTAGGGTTTGGAGTTTTCTCGGAACTCATTGAGAATCCAAAAACCCGTAGAAGGACTGTTGCAATTAATAATTCTTCAAGAATAAAGGATAAGGATAAAAAAGAAAAGAAATTAATAAAAGAGGAACTCTATAACAATCTAAAAATTTTAATGGAAAGAGGTGAGATTGAATTACTTGATGATCCAGAAATATTTCAATCATTAAGATCAGTTCAATTTGAATATACCGACGCTGGTAAGTTTAAAATATTTGGAAAATACACTCACATTGCTGAAGGATTAGTTAGAGCAGCATGGGCGGTAAAAGACAAAAGTTTAAATATTTCCAATTATTGTAAATTCTATGGCAGATACGGGGATATTCGCAACAACAGCTGAAGTGGAGAGAAAAGCTGGTGCAAATGCATCTGCAACTTCTAAAGCAGAGGCGTATGTTAATGATTATATGACTCAAGTTGAATCTCATATTAATGCTCTTACAAGATATAATTGGTCTGATGCATATGCAGGATTAAATGTTGATGTCAAAGGAATCCTTAAAGAAGTTGCATCTAATTTAGCTGCAATATATGTGATCCAATATGATATGTCTGGCTATACAAGTCGTATTGAAGCAGAAGATATGATCAATGTTTTAAGAGATTCAGCATTAAGAGGATTAGCAATCTTAAAAAGAATAAATACACAAACATTCATGATAGGAGCATAAATGGCACACGATTTCAAAAACTTTCCAGAATTAACAAACTCACAAATGCAATTCTATTATTTTGATTCTCCTCATCAACAAATTACAGAAAATTTCAAAGCTAAAGTTACTAAGGTTATTGATGGAGATACAATTAAAGTTAGAACAGATTTTAGAGATTTTGATTTTAAAATCCGTATGGCAAAGATTGCAGCTCCAGAAAAGACTGAAGAAGGGGGAATTGAGGCACAGAAACATCTGGAATCCTTAATCCTCAACGAGGACGTAGATGTTGTTATCAACAAGAACAATCGTGTCGGGAAGTGGGGTCGTTTGATTGGTGAGATTATTCTTTTTGGAATGAACATAAACTATGAGATGGTTGATTCACAGTTAGCAATTAGATGGGACGAAAGGACAAAAATCCCTCAACTTGATATAGATTTAATATTAGGAGGTTTTGAAGTATAATGGCATTCAATGTTCCGAAAGTTCCAACAATATTTGATGTTCCAATCTTTGATGAAAAGAACTTTGATCTACAATATGATGGAGATGATTTTGCAATAGATGAAAATAATATAATTTCTATAACAGGAGCTGGAAATAGTGGCCATGCTTATTCAGGAACTGCACAAAGCACAACTTCAACTTCATATCAAGATTATGTTTATGCTAATGTAACTTTAACAACTTCAGGAAAAAGTGTTTTTATAACTACAAACTGTTCTGTTGTGAATGATACAGCAGACAAAGGAGTTAATATTAGGATCTCAAGAGATAATGCAGCAGCAACTTCTGGTGCATTAAATAGAATCCAGAATGATACAGGAGAACCGGGATTTTCAGGATTATCTATGAGCTGGATTGATACTCCAGCAGCAGGATCTCATACTTATGAAATTCAATTTAGACAGCCGGGAGCAGGAGGACAAGCTTCTATGTTTGGTGCAATAACAGCTTTTGAATTAATATGACAGATCAAAGAATAGATTCGGCCGTTGCAAGTGACTTGACAACACAAGTTACAGATTATTCAGTAGATACTGCTTCAACAGATGGAGCTTTTGAACAAAGAGAAACTACATGGACTAATACTGAAGCTTCACAATATCTTGGTTATTATAAAAAAATTCCAGAATGTAGATCTGTAATTGATGCAAGAGCTACATGGACTATTGGTAAAGGATTTAAAGCAGATGAGATTACAACAATGCTTTTAGATACAATAGAAGGAATTGGCAAAGATACATTTAATTCAATTTTAGAAAATTTAGTTAGAGATATGCAAATCTATGGAGATGCTTATGCTCAAATAGTTTTAGATGATGAAGATAATTTAATTAATCTTAAAGTTTTAGATCCAGCTGTGATGGTGCATGTTGTAAATCAACAAGGACAATTTATTAGATATGAACAAAATTCAAAGGTTAAAGGACAACCCCCTAAGAAATTTGCTCCAGAGAAGATCTTTCACATAATGAGAAATAGAGTTGCAGATGAAATTCATGGAACTTCTCTAATTGAAGCTCTTGAATGGATAATCTTAGCAAAAAATGAAGCTATGGCAGATATGAAACAATTAATGCATAGACACGTAAGGCCTCTATTTATCTTTCATTTAGATACTGATGATCCTACAGAAATTGCAACTTATAAATCAACTAATGATGCTTTAACAGGCAAAGGAGAAAACCTGTATGTTCCCAAAGATGTTGTTGTTCCAGAACTTATGGCTGTTGCGCCTAACTCAACATTAAACCCTATCCCATGGTTAAATTATCTTGATGAACAATTCTATGAAACCTCTCAAACTCCTAAAATTATACTTGGAGGATCTGGTGAATTTACAGAAGCTTCAGCAAAGATTGCATATTTAGCATTCCAACAATCTGTAGAAGAAGATCAATTAGCTATTGAAGAACAAGTTTTAAAACAATTAAATGTGTTAATAGAATTAGAGTTCCCTGTGTCTCTTGAAAATGAATTATTATCAGATAAAGCTAAAGATCAAGAACAAGGAGCTGTTCAACCAAATGATACAACAGCAGGGAGGGGTGAATAATAATGAAATGCCCTTATTGTAATAAAAAAAAACCACATGGGCATAAGGGATGTAATGAAGTTGGATTGATGAGAATACAAATAGGAGAAAATAATAATGAAAAAAAAAATTGAGGAAAAAAAAATAGATTGGAGAATCGTTGCTATAGGTATAGCCGGTTTAGTAGCAATAGAAATAGTGGCTCTTATGAAAGGAATAAACGGGGCTTTACTTACTACAATAGTTGC